TTGCCGATCAGTCGTGTGACGTGAGCTAGCTCGAAGTTCTTGTAGATGCGGTTCGTGTGGTGTGCCATGCCCAGGCGCGAGAACTCGAACGAGAGTGGGTACTTGTAGGAGGCTCGATAGAACCAGGTGGTGATGACTGAGATCAGCTGAGCGAGGTTCAATCCCTCCTGCTGGGCAAAGTCGAGGACGTAGGCCGAGATTGCTTCCTCTGTGATGTTGTCGACGATCACGAGGTAGTTCTCGCGTCGATACTCCAACACCGCAAGGAAGAAGTAGTTGCCTTGATCTGACGCAAATTCAACGTGCAGATCTGGAATGCGCTTCTTCATGGGTTCCTTTAGATTCAGATTGGGTATTTACTGGCTGGAAACTGTTACACTTTAGATGTGTACAAGAACCACAGGTTGCTTATAATGAATCATCGGTTAAACAAACAGACGTTCAAACCGAATCAACCCAAACTTTGAAGGAATCTGAAATGACCACCACGCAAACCACCCAAGTCGAAGCCACCAGCACCGTCGCGACGGTCAAGCCCCTGGCCAAGTACCTCGCCGAGCGCCAAGCCCGCCGTCGCTGCAGCTTCGGCCCGGTCTGGATCCAGTCGGTCCTCGCCGGCACGGTCACCGACCAGGTCAAGCTCGTCGAACACGCCGTCGAACTGAAGATCGGCGCCCGCAGCGACATGAAGCGCCTGAAGCCGGCCACGCTGCTCGCCAAGGTGCAGAACGCCCTGGTCCCCGGCTTCGCCACCCTGCACAGCGAACCGGCCCCGACGGCCGAAACCACCGTCGCGTAAGCGAACCCTTCGCTTCCTTCAAAGCCGCCTTGTGCGGCTTTGCCCGTTAGGAGAACCCATGAACTACTTCACCTTCTCGGCCGTCGCCATCGTTGCGATGTTTGCCCTCTTCGGCTTCCAATCCTACCAGGAAAACCAGCTGAAGATCGCCCAGATCAACGCGCAGGCCAAGTGCCCGAACACCGCGGCTTCCGGAGTGGCGCGATGATGTCACGCTCCAACACGATCGTCGGCAGCATCGCCATCGTTCTCGCCCTGCTAGTGGGTCTCGCTGTCGCCTACAAGGCCATGTATGGCCCGATCGCGTCGCACAAGTACACCTCGAACGTGAAGGACATCGCGTACTCGAAGGTCTGCATCGACGGTCACCAGTACCTGCACATCACCGACGAGGGTACTGCAGGCAACGACGGCAAACCGCCGATTCCGCGCGCAAGCGCGTACGTGGTCAACGTCAACGACGACGGCACACCCGTCAAGTGTGGCCTCTGATGTACTCGGTCTACCTCGACCAGATTCCAGGAAGCTCGGGCTTTGGTGGCTGGAGCATCATCGATCCAGCTGGTAAGGTCGTGGACGAAGGCTACACGGAAGAGGGTGCCAAGCAGTTGGTCGAACGTCTCAACGCACGTGAACATGGAGGACAAGATGCCAGTGTCGAATGAAGATGCCGAGTTCCTGAAGGTCGATGAGCTTACGTTCGGTACGCTCGTGCAGAAGGGCGGCTGGTGGATCGGTGTTCACTACTCGCCCAACGAGAAGCGCTACTGCCTCAACCTCCTGCCGTGCCTCACGATCTACTGGGTCATGCCGGGCGGCTACCTCCCGATCCGCGAGCTCGAGAAGCAGAAGGCGAAGCGCCGTTCGGCCACGATCGAGCCGGACGTTCCATGGTCACATGACCATTCGGAACACGTCCCGCAGTTCCATGAGGTGCAGTCCGCGCTGCGTGAGTACGAGCTGCTCGCTGGTTCGCCCGCGGCCCTGCAGCTGCTGTCGTACTTCGGCTCGACGCGCATTCACGCGATGCATCCCGAAAAGTACCAAGGCCTGATCGATCGCTGTGCTCAAGAGGTGAGTCGAATCCGGATGAAGGGCTGGCACCGCGTTCCAGTGGAAAATGTGTGGACTGAGGACATCTGCCGCAGCGCGCCAGAAGAGGTTTCGTGGACTCCAAAACCTGGGGTCGCGGTGAAGTACCTTGGCAACCATGCCATGGACTACGCATGGTCAAATGGCGGTGGTACCAGCTTTAGCGAGTTGGTGCAAATTGGAGGCGCTGACTTCCTGATCGCAGGTCAGGTGCTTGAGGCAGGCAAGACCTACGAGCGGAAAGATGGAATGAAGTGGACAGAGACCGACGTCGGTGAAATAGGAAGGCGCCTCGGTTTGGGTTGAGACCGGTGTACGAGCGACGCGTCGCTCCCACATCTCGCTGTTACACTTCTCCTGTGTACATCTAGGGCAGAGTCGCTATAATGAATCTATCGACTAACCAACCTGCTCAAGGAAACTGATCATGCTGACCAAGACCCAAATCGCCGCCCTCCGTGTCAAGCTCGACAAGGCCCTCGCCGATTTCGCAGCTGAAAACGGCCTCACCTCCGGCGTCGGTTCCATCAAGTACTCGGACACCTCGTTCGAAGCGAAGGTCACCTTCACCGAGAAGGACGCGAACCCGAACGCCGTCAACCCCGAATTCATCGTTCACCTCAAGCGCCGCGGCTTCTTCCTCGGCCTGACCGAGGCGATGATCGGCACGACCGTGGTCCTCAACGGCCGGCGCGGCCTGATCAAGTACACCTTCCAAGGCATGAAGAATTCCAAGATCGTCATGAAGGACGGCAACGCGCAGAACTTCCTGTTCAGCGACGAAATCGCCCCGAAGATCGTCGCCGCCTACAAGGCCGCCTGATCATGAACTGGCCGCTCATCGGAGCCGGCCTTTCTCTCACAGTTGGCGCCATCGGTATTGGCGCCATCTTGTGGGATGCGAGGCGAACTCGTAGGACAGCTCGGGACCTGCGAGTAGCGAGCATCAAGCGCATCCAAGCGGACGTTGACGAGTATGTCAAGTCAATTGCTCTGTTGGACGCTCAGCTCGAGAAGTTTCAGAGGGTCGTAGACGCCTGCGTTGGTGAACGCCCCATGAAGAAGATCAAGCTTCTCGCTGACCTCGAAGGGATCACGATCGCGATCGACAAGTGTCGCGAGGCCTACGAGAGACGAATGTTCGACCTCATCCTTGCAAAGGAAATGCTCGACTTGATCGACAACCCGCCCACCGAGGTCCGATGAACGTCATCGAGGTTGGTGCCATATGGATTGGGGCGATGGCGATCCTCGGCCCGCTGAGCGACTTGCAGATGCGGCGCAGCAGCAAGCGCTACATCAAGCGAGATTTACGCATCTGGCACCAAGCTAGGCTTGAAGATGCGAATGCCCGTGGGAAGATCATCTATGCCCTTCAGGAACGAGCTAAAGGCGAGACGAAAATGAAGCGCTTGAAGATCGAACACGATTTGCAGGTTCTCTCCCTGAAGCAATCGATCACGATGAGTCAGATCAAATCGCTTAAAAGTGATTTACGCAAGTAGCGCATCGGTGTATAATGGAACCATCAACACGGAGTCCCAATGAATTTTGCTGAAGTCATCGCAGCCTGTGAGAACTCCACGGGTGGCGGCTCGAAGGCTGCCATCAAGGAACACCTGGCGAAGCTGGATGCACCGAGCCGGCGGCTCGCGTGGTACGCCCAGAACCCCTACGTCACCTTCTACGTGAAGAAGTTCGACAAGCCGTTCACGTATGCCGAGCAGGACCCCGAGTCGCTCGACATGTTCTTCGCACTGCTCGATCGTCTCTCGAAGCGTGAGATCACCGGCAACGCAGCCCGCGAAGCCGTTCGCGATGCGCTCGGCACGTTCACGCAGAAGACCGCCGAGTTCATCGAGCGCGTCATCGACAAGGACCTCAAGGGTGGCTTCAGCGCCGACACCTACAACAAGGTGTGGCCGACCGACCCCGTTCCCAGCTGGGAAGAGCAGCTCGCCGAGAAGTGCGAGGAGGTCGAAGACTTCGAGAAGTACGTCACCTTTCCGTGCTGGGCGGACATCAAGTACGACGGCACCCGCCAGTTCGCGTTCGTTCGCAAGGGCCAGCCGGTCGAGTACCGCGCTCGTGGTGGCAAACCATCAGACCACCTGAACGGCCTGTTCGACGAGGACCTCCTCGCTGTTCGAGAGCAGCTCGACTACGACTTCATCGTGGACGGCGAAACGCTGTCGGCCGAGTTCGCCGGCGCGATGAACGCCAAGGGCAGCAAGAACGTGGATGCGAAGAAGAGCCTGATCTTCCGCGCCTTCTACATCATGCCGATCGCCCACTGGATCGAGCAGTCGACCACCATCACGAACGATGAAGCCCGCGAGTTCATCGCACGCATGTTCAAGGACACCAAGACGGTTCGTCCGACGGTCGGCCGCATGGTCTCCGACTACAACGACATGATGGCCTTCTGCAACCAGGTCATCGACGACGAGACGAAGTCGAAGGCCGAGCGTGAAGGTCTGATCCTCAAGGACGGCTCGGCCGTCTACGAGTGGAAGCGGTCCTACACGTGGGTGAAGGTCAAGCGCTTCTACGACGTTGATGCACGCATCGTCGGCTTTTACCCTGGCCGCGCCAAGAGCAGGCTCGAGAACACCGTCGGCGGGGTCAACTGCGTGGCCTTCCTCGAAGGCGGTGAACGCGTCGAGTTCAACGTCGGCTCCGGCTTCAGCGACGCGCAACGCGCCGACATGAAGGCCAACCCCGACAAGTGGCTCAAGGGCACCCATGTCATCTCGTACCAGGAGATCACGAAGGCCAAGGGCAAGGAGCTTCGCTCCCTCCGCTTCTGCACGCTGAAGCAGGCCTTCCGCGAAGACAAGCTGGTCGAAATCTAAGGAGATTCTGATGGCCCCGTACGTATGGTTCGTGATCTCGATCCTCGTCTTCTACGCCATCCTCCTCCGATACGCCCGTGACGTGAGCAACATTGAGTGCCCTGAGTCGCGGGACGTTCCCTTCCCCCTGATCTTTCACCTCGCGGTGCTGGTCGTCGCAGCGGTCCCCTCCTCTGTCATCGCGCTCCTCTCCGCCTACATCAACTAAAAATGACCTTTGCAGAAATCAAAGCCCTGGGCGACAACGGCGTCACAGGCAAGGCGAACGCGTTCGTGCAGGCACTCATGTCTGCGTGGCTCGATACACAGAACATGGAAGAGCTGCTCGAGTACGCAGATGACTACGAGACCGCAGAAGAGTACCGTGAGGGTTTCCTCGAGGTCGACAGTTACTGCGACGAGAACTACCTCGAAATGTTCACTGAGCTGGACTGCATCGAGCTCAAGGACGGAACCTTCTACCTGAAGACCTACGAGTCCCAGGGAGGTGGTGAAGGTGGTGGTGAAGACGTCACCCGCGTGATCGGCGTCTCTGATGACCAGCACGTGGAGCCCTTCGCCTACGTGCGCGTCACTGGCACCTACTACTCGTACGACGGCACCACGTACAGCGAGAACCAGTACTTCGTCTTCCCGTACGAAGTGCTGGTTACGAAGTTCAAGGACCGGCCGTGAGCCAATTCAAGAAGCAGGACGAAACGTCAAAGCAGGTTGCCTACCGCATCCTGCAGGCGCTGAATCTCTTCAAGAACGAGAAGCCTGAGATTCGTGAACGAGCTGAGCAGATCGTGATGAGCCGCGTTCAGCGGTTTCGCTCGGGTGAAGGAAACCTTGTCATTGACGGTCGAGACCTCGTTCGGGAAATTCCTGAACCTGGGACTGAGCCAGAGATAAATACCAGTGAGGACAAACCCACTGGAGAGGATCCTGAAGCTCTATGACTTCTCAGCGTACGCCGAAAGGCGAGACGCCATCCGTAAGGAACGTGCCGCTGCTGAGGCGGTCGTAGAAGCCGTCGCGCATCTCCAGGAACCGGGATCGGTACACGAGCTGAAGCAGCGAGTAAACGGGTGGTTCTCACTACACAAAGAAGCAATCCAACGCGTGGCGAACCTGTCCTAATGAGTCGTCCCGTATGAGGACGTGATAGAATGGACAATATGAAGCCGCGTTACATTAGAGTCGTTAGCGACCTCCACCTCGAACAGTACTCGGGCAACCGCCCTGAGTTCAATCTGAAGACGTTTATTCCCGAGGATCCTCGCGATGCCGAGTCAGTTCTCGTGTTGGCTGGTGACATCGACTCTCACCCGGAAACGCTGTACCCGTTTCTTCAAGTTGCACCTACGCGGTTCATGCATGCGATTTATGTGCCTGGAAACCATGAGTTCTACGGTCACGACATGGATGAGTGGGCAAAGAACCTTCAAGCGCTGGCCGATGCGTACGCCTTTCCAAAGCTGAGTCTCTCGACGCTGGGTGTTGGCGAGCTGAAGCTAGAGAACGTCCGCTTCATCTTCACCACGTTGTGGGGAGATGGTGGCAAGTCACAATATGAACAGCTGATGGTCGGAAAGTACCTGCGTGACTTCTCCGTGATTCGTCGCAGTGGGCGTGGCTTCAAGGTGCCCGACATGATCGAGCTGCACAAGCAGCAGCGCGCAGAAGTAGAGCGTTTGTTGGGCGAACCGTTCGATGGCGTGAATGTCGTCGTCTCGCACCACATGCCCTCGTACCGCTTGTGTCATCCGCGCTTTGGCACGGATGCCAATGGCGGTTTCGCGTCGAACATGGACCTGTTCCTGTCGCATGATACCGCGCCGCACATCTGGATTCATGGCCATACGCATGATTCCATCGACACCCGTCTATGGAAGACCCGCGTCGTCTGCAACCCATCGGGTTACTACTTTGAGAACGATGCACGCTACAAGAACTTCAAGCCCAGGTTTCTTGACCTAGAGAACCTTAATGAGGATCGTGAGGCGCAAGTCGATGGCTGACATCCTACAGTTCCCCACTCCCAAGAAGTCGTCCACGCCGCCGTCTATCCAGCAGCTGGCGCTGGACTGCTCTGAGGAGATCGATGGGAACTGGGAGAAGTTTGCCCGCAACAACCGGCTGAACGACTACTTCGTCCAGTCCGTCCCATCGTGGACACAACCTAGCGTCGACTATCTGTCAGACCTCAACGCGCTCTCACTGATCGAGAGCAAGATTGGTTTGAACATCGGTCTCTTCGCGCCGCAGACAATCGATGAGTCTCAAATTGGTTGGCTTGCAAACTTCAAGATCAATGGAATACCCGTCGGTACGCCCTTCATGATGTCTGAAGCGTACGCCCGGTGTTTCAATATCCTGCTTTTCCTGAAACTCCGCCGAGAGATGACCACCCTCGGCATTGAAATCTTCTGAGACACCATGACAACCATTTCCCTGTACGCCATCAGGCGTGATGTTGACGGCCAGTACTTTGGCGGCTTTGATCCAACGATGAATCAAGCCCGCCTCGTAAGCTCGGCACTTGAGGCAAAGCTTTTCACCAACAAGTTCGACATCAACCTCCGTCCAGACGAGAAGATGGTAGAGGTCATCGTGACCCTTTCCGAATCGAATACACAGATCACCGCAGCTTTCAAGCCGCGCCGTCGCTCTGACCGCATCGTGGGTGCTGAAGGCGTTCCACGCGATGGAGGCCGTCGCAGCACCGACTGATGTACGTGAGCGCAGGTTCGGTGTATA